ACTGTTCGGCGGAGATGTGTGTTATGTGTGGCACGCCGGGATCTACACGGTCGAGGTCGCACAAGGCTTGCGCGCGGCCGGTTTCGAGTTGCGCGCGCAGATCATTTGGAGCAAGCCTCGCTTCGTGATTAGCCGCGCACCGTACCATTGGCAGCACGAGCCGTGCTGGATGGCGGTACGGCGCGGGAGGCCCAGCCACTGGTGCGGAGACCGGAGTCAATCGACAGTTTGGGAGGTTTCCAATCGAAACACATTAGGAGGAATTGAAGACGCCACCGGACACGGAACGCAGAAGCCGGTGGCCCTGATGAAACGCCCCATTCTCAATCACACCCACCAGGGCGAGGCAGTTTATGATCCGTTCCTGGGCTCGGGCACGAGCTTGATCGCCGCGGAGTTGACGCGGCGAACCTGCTACGCACTCGAGATCGAACCGGTCTACACCGACATGGCGATTCTGCGATGGCAACGGCTGAGTGGACAGGTCGCGGTACGGGCCGCGGATGGCAAGCGCTTCAGTGAATTGCCGGGGGAACGATTGACGCCAGCGGACCTGGCCAAAGGAGGCAATCAGTAGCCCTATGGCAAGACCACCATTTGCTCCCACCGAGGAACAACGAAAAATGGTGACAGCGCTGGCGGGTTATGGCGCCAAACAAGAAGACATAGCCCGGATTCTGGAAATCTCAGAGCATACCCTGCGAAGCCGTTTTCGAAAAGAATTGGATCGCGGGGCGGCCGAAGCCAAAGCGAAAGTGCTGCAGACGCTGTACAAGCTGGCCATCTCGGGTAACTGTCCTGCGGCTACTTTCTTCTTCGCCAAAACACGTTGTGGATTACGCGAACGGGGCGGGCCGGTGGAAACGGCCGAATCACAGCCGCCCGAGTTTCGAGTTGTGGTCCAGGAGGCAGCCTGACACGCTCCGGGCTGGTAATCGAGATTCCAGTCCACCCTCTGCAGGGTTCGGTGCTGTGCTGCCAGAAGCGCTTTCGTGTGCTGGTCGCCGGGCGGCGGTTCGGCAAAACGCAGATAGCGCTATTGGAGCTGATGCGGGCCAGCTGCGCCCAAGACCGGATCTCCTGGTACGTTGCGCCGAGCTACCGGCAAGGCAAGCGCGTGGCCTGGAAACGGTTGAAGCAACTGACTCGTCCTTGCGGTGGTGTGCGGATTTATGAAAGTGAGTTGCGAATCGAGTTCCCCTGGGGCGCGACCGTGGCTGTACGCGGCGCGGACAACTACGACGGACTGCGCGGCGAAGGTTTGGACTTTGTCGTCTTGGATGAATTTGCCTGTATGGCCGAGGAAGCCTGGAGCGAAGTGCTGCGGCCCATGCTGAGCGACCGCCAAGGGCGTGCACTGTTCATTGGTACACCCAAAGGCTATAACCACTTTTACGGATTGTTCGACCGCGCCCACCGAGAACCCGACTGGGCCGCATTCAAGTTCACGACCCAACAGGGCGGCTATGTCAGCGAGGAGGAATTGGCAGCGGCGGCGCGCGAACTGGATGCGCGTACCTACCGGCAGGAGTTCGAGGCCGGCTTTGAGCATCTGGGCACCGGGCGCGTGTACTATGCCTTCGATCGTGAGCGAAACGTCCAGCCGCTCAGTTATAGGCCCGGGTATCCGCTGTTTTGGTCTCTGGACTTCAACGTCAATCCGATGTGCTCTGTCATAGGCCAGATTGTTAACGGTGTGGCGCACGTTCTCGAAGAAATCGTGCTGCCGGATTCCAACACCTTCGCAGCCTGTGAAGCTTTCCTCAATCGCATGCAGGCTTGGCGGCTGTATACGCCCCAGGAGCTTTGGGTCCATGGAGATGCCACCGGAGAGCACCGGCAAAGCTCGGCCTCACGCACCGATTGGCAGATCGTCCGCGAATGTTTAGCTCGGGGCTACGGATTCCAAGTCTCCTATCGTTACTCCGGCAGTAATCCCGCGGTAGCCGACCGGGTCAACTGCCTGAACGCCGCGCTCTGCAATCAGCTGGGCGAACGAAGGCTGCTGATCGATCCGGGTTGCGGCGAATTGGTCCGGGATTTGGAACAGGTGGGTTGGAAGCAAGATGCGCACGGCAACTCGCTCAAGGAACTGGATAAATCTGACCCCCGCCGCACTCATACCAGCGACGCATTGGGCTACATGGCGACGCGCTACTTCTCGATGGAAGCCAGTATAGGATTCCGTAGTGAGCGGCTGTTTTGAGCGGCCAGCGGCACTTGCTTTGTTTGCCGTGCAGAGCGTCCATGGATCTGAGGTTAACCGGCTAAGTACCAAGACCGGCGTGGTTTTCCTCAGAAAGGGAGAGTTCATGGATGCCAACTTACGGCATGAGATCGAGAATCTACGCAAACTGAAAATGAAAGATCTGAAGCTCCGCTACCGGGAGCTGTTCGGCGAGGAGTCGCCGTCTTGGAATCACCAGCACCTGTTTCGGCGCATCGCCTGGAGATTGCAAGCCAGGGCCGAAGGCGATCTGAGCGAGCGGGCGCGGGAGCGGGCGGCGCAATTGGCCGAGGATGTCGATCTGCGGTTGCGAGCGCCAGGACGTTTCTGGAAAGAGCTATCGGCAGCAACTGATGCAGGAAGTGCAGCCAACGTAAGACGCGATCCGCGCTTGCCGGCGCCAGGCACGACACTGGAGCGAAGTTATCAAGGCCAGACCATCACTGTGGCGGTGCTGGAGGATGGTTTTGAATACAACGACAAGAACTACGCATCCCTAAGTGCGATTGCCCATGAAGTGACGGGGACGCGCTGGAACGGGTACCTGTTTTTCGGCCTGATGAGGAGCCTTCCGCGATAGGTGATCACATGGAGCAGAGAAGAAACTTACGATGTGCGATCTATACGCGGAAATCGACCGAGGAAGGCCTGGAGCAAGAATTTAATTCGCTGGAAGCGCAACGGGAGGCCGCCGAGGCCTATATCCACAGTCAGCACTTGGCAGGTTGGGTAGCGCTGGAAGAAAGGTACGACGACGGTGGATGCAGCGGAGCTAACCTGGAGCGGCCGGCTTTGAAGCAACTGCTAGAGGCCATCGAAGCCGGAGGAATCGACTGCGTGATGGTGTACAAGGTGGACCGCCTGAGCCGCTCGCTATTGGACTTTGCGCGTCTGATGGCATTGTTTGAGCGGCATCAAGTGAGTTTCGTTTCCGTGACCCAGGAGTTTAATACCACGACTTCATTAGGCCGGCTGACGCTTAACCTACTGCTTTCGTTCGCGCAATTCGAACGCGATATTATCTCAGAGCGAACGCGTGACAAGCTCTCGGCGGCCCGCAGGAAAGGCAAGTGGATCGGCGGGATTCCGGTGTTAGGCTACGACGTGGACGCGCGTGGCGGCCGGCTGGTGGTGAATCCCGAGGAAGCCCAGCGGGTGCGGGAGATCTTTGCCGTCTGCGAGCAGGCTGGAACCCTAAGCGTCGCATTGCGTGAAATAGAACGCCGGGGCCTTCAAACCAAGGGGTGGACCAGCCGCTCTGGGCGACAGCATGCTAGCAAGGCTTTCGCAAAATCCACTTTAGGTGCGCTAGTGCAGAATGTCCTATATAAAGGATGCATCCTGCACAAGGGGGTGGTCTATCCAGGCGAGCAGGATGCGATACTCGAACCGGCGCAGTGGGAGCGCGTCAATCGCAAGCTAGCGCTGAATCGAACATCGCAGATCGGAAAAAGGCACCAGCGTCAAGACCGGCTGCTGCAGGGTCTAGTGCGCTGCGGAGAATGCGGAACGGTGCTGGTGGCGACCTACACTCGGAAGCAGGGACGACAGCACAGCTATTACGCGTGCAAGACGGCGAAATGCCGGCAGCGGCCCGTGCCGGCCGAAGATCTGGAGAACACGTTGCGGCGGCATCTGCAAGCCAGGCTGGGATCACAACCGAGCACGATCGCGATTCAGCAAACATTGGAACACGTGCTCTATACCAGCCATAGCCGAGAGGTCGTCGTGGTATTGCAAGACGGCACGCGTTTTGAATACATGCTGCCAGCACCGCAGCGCGTCGGAGTCCGACCGGCAAAAGCGAAAACCGGCAGGATTCCACGGATTAGTAAGCTGATGGCGCTGGCGATCAAGATGGAACGGCTGGTTCGCGAAGGCAAAGTCGACGACTATGCCGCGCTGGCTGAGGTGGGACGTGTGAGCCGGCCACGCATGACCCAGATCATGAACCTGATCAATCTGTCGCCGGAGATTCAAGAGAC